TGCAGATTTGCAGAGTTGCAGAGTTGCAGAGTCGGATACTTCGCAAAGATAAATTTAATAATAAAATAAATTCGTATATTTATTTTATTATTTTTATGCTAAGATATAAATATGTTTGATCTTGAAAAATATTTAACAGAATTAAGGGATGCACAAATGAAAAAGCTGGAAGCTTTGAACGAACATGGGGGTAGTAATACGGACAAGAATAGCGTGACATCCTCATCCTCATCTTCATCTTCATTTAAGTTCCCTATTTCTTATATTGATAACAAACAAGAGATTAATGAGAATATTATAAATGATTTAGAGTTAGTAGAATCGAAGAACCCTGGTGAACCATCTATGTATAGCCATATATTCAAGCCCGAATCAATATTTAGCAAAAAGTTTTTAAATGAATGGAGCAAATACTATACTACGGATATTGCATTTTTGAAAGATTCGCAAGCATTCTATAAGAGGTATGTTAACCTGTACGATGGTGATTTAAAGGCAAAAGTGACGATAACTACTAACACAAACGAAGTAACAATAGACCCACATGATATTTTTGAAAAAATAGATAAATTATGGATTGATATTGCTGGGGATAAAAATTTCAAACAACGTTTTAACTACATCGATATTCCTGTTTTAGACAGACTTAATAAGTCGCCAGGTTTTTTACAGATACTAAGTCTCTACAATCTTACATCACCAGTTATCTCTCTTCTTTCTCCGCTTATACTACTTATTATACCATTCTTTCTTCTTAAGATACAAAAAGTGAATATCACCGTATCAGGTTATATAACAACACTTAAAAAAATATTTGCCACGCATCCACTAGGAAAAATGTTTTCTTTACTTGATTTTTCTAGTATGCCTTGGGATAAACGCATATATGTGCTAATGTCGTTTGTATTTTATCTTATTCAGGTCTATCAAAATATAATGTCATGTTATCGGTTCTACAAAAATATGATTCTCATTCATAAGAATATTTTTATTCTTCGCGACTATTTCAGATACACTTCTCGTAACATGGAACATATGATAAGCATGTCATCTTCCTTGGAAACATATGCAAATTTCAACGCAGACCTTGTGAAAAATAAAGATAAATTAGAAAAGTTATGTAAAATATTTGATAAAATAAAACCTTTTTCAATTTCATTCGGGAAAATGCTTGATATTGGTAAAATAATGAAAATAAATTATGAAATTTTTGTTGATAATGATATAAAACAATGTGTAGACTATAGCTTCGGATTCAATAGCTTTTATGAACAGGTCGACCATTTGAAGCAGATAATTGATAGTGGTAAAATAAATATGTGTTCTTTTATTGAGGCAATTGCTGTGGAAGAACCCGAAGAGCCTGAAGAACCCGAAGAAGAGGAAGAATCAAACGTGGAAGGAAAAAAACACAAAAAACGTAAATCCAACAAATCCAATAAATCCAACAAATCCAACAAATCGACCTCATCGATGGTCTCCACGAAATCTAAAGATACTGAATATTCCGAGGCAAAGCCCACCTCAAAAAATGTTACAAAATTTAAAAATTTATACTACCCCCCATATGAAACTCCTGTAAAAAATAACGTGATTATAGATAAAAAAATTATTATTACGGGACCAAATGCTGCAGGTAAAACAACGGTTATTAAGTCGACACTTATGAATATTATATTATCCCAACAAATAGGGTATGGATTTTATGAGACTGCTAAAATTAAGCCGTATGATTACTTACACTGCTATTTGAATATTCCGGATACATCTGGACGCGATAGTTTATTTCAGGCTGAATCTAGAAGATGTAAAGAAATCCTGGATTGTTTAGAAAAAAATAGCGATAAGAATCACTTTTGCATTTTTGACGAACTATATTCAGGAACAAACCCGTATGAAGCAGTTGCAAGCGCATACGGATATATCGACCACTTGTCTGGTATGAAAAATGTTGACTTGATGCTTACTACACACTATATCGAGTTATGTAAAAACTTGAAATCAAACGCTAATGTTAAGAATTATCATATGAGTGTAAAAGTTTTGGATGACCATAAAGTAGAATATTTATATAAATTCAAAAAGGGAGTTTCAACAATTAAGGGAGGAATAAAAGTTTTATATGATTTAGAATATCCAGAATCAATTATCGCAAGTACTAAAAAAATTCTCGACTTATGTAATTAAGGACTTTGCAAAATAACAAATAACAAATAACAAAATAACAAAATAACATTAAGCGTTAAATATTTTATTTTTATTTATGTATAAAAATAAAAGATGTCTCTACTTGCTTCACAAACTATTTTTAGTATATTATTTACATTGTTGATTGGTGTTGCTTTATACTATTATATAAGATATAAGACACGTGTTTTAGAGCTAACTGTTCGAGAGCAAGCAAAAGTATTGCAAAGTGTAATCATGAATATGAATAGTAATAATGAAAATATAATGAATATGGTTCAAAATAAAACACAAGAAGAAGTTATTTCGGATACTGTTGCCAACGATATGAATCGATTTCGTCAAGTAAACTCAAACTCAAATAATCAGTTAATTGAAGTTTCCGATGAAAGTGACAGTGACAGCGAGAGCGACAGTGACAGTGACAGTGACAGTGATGCTAGTAGCAGTAGCACCAGCAGTAGCAGCAGTAGCAGCAGTGGCAGCGACGATGAGAGTGAACATGACGATGAATCTCCGGAGGATGTCACAAATAATGATACTAGAAAAATAGTATTTAATGGTGGGAATGATTGTCACACTGTAGAACATTTAGACGGACCTGATGTAAAAGTAATCGAGTTAACACACCCCTTGTATCCCAAAAACGAGAATGAAGATAAGAATGGTCACGGAAATAACGACGACGACGACGACGACGACGACAATGACGATGATGATGATGATGAGGATGACTATGATGATGGTGATGATGATGTAGCACATGAAGATAGCGACAGCGAGTCTCTGCCACAAGAACTAGATATACAACATGAGAACCATGAGAACCATGAGATTAAGGAAAATGTTGTTATAAATGAAAATACGAATAAAATCCAAAACCACCATGATTTAGAAACAGAAACTATTTCGGAAGTTATTATCGAAAATAACTCTTTAGACAACCTTTCTGTAAAAACAGTTTTCAAAACGAAAGAGACAAAAGAGACAAAAGAAACAAAGGAGACAAAGGAGACAAAGGAGACAAAAGAAAATGAATCACATTCTGATTATAACTCAATGAATGTACAGTCTCTTCGACAACTTCTTAAAACCAAGTTATCCTGCGAAGGTACAAATATGAGCGAAGCTTCTATTAATAAACTTACAAAAAAAGAACTGATTAAACACTTGTCATAAAGCAATCATTAAATAAAACAAATAATATGAATATGAATTGGAATGTTAATATTATTTTTATCTAGTTTTAGTATATATTATATATTATAGTATCAATGTCTTGGGCTACTTGCTATTCAGGTTCAAATAATATTCATTTTAATTTCCCTCCTATTATGATGGATGGTCGCAACTTTGCAACCTGGCAACCAGGTTCTGTTGTAAATGAACAAATACGCGAAAATAACAATATAACTTCAAACTGGGACTATAGAACATTTTTGCAGAAAAATGCTGTCAGTATAATGAAATCAAATTCAGAATCAGCATGCAACAACTGTGGTGCATGTCCTACCCTTTATTCAGGACCTCAAAACCCCGAAGAACAATCAAATTCGCCTTTTGTCTTTTCATCTCCTCTAGATAATAGTCAGCCATTTGGTTACGAAACAAGTGACCTTAAAAATGTGTATCTTTCTAGACACGAACTTCAGAGCCGTATGATGGTTCCTGCACTTTCACAGTATCAGTATATACTTGATGGTGTACCTACGTCAAATTAGATGTTTATTCAAATTATGTTTTACTCAAATCATATTTTACTTTTATAAGTTAAAATATTTTTTACCTAATACAAAATTAATCCCCTTTTGTATATTGTCAATCTCGTAAATAAAAAACAGCCCAACAAATGTTGACGTAATACAGTCGATAGTGTAATGATTTCTAGAAGCACATATCAAGGTAAATCCTAGAACATATGCAATGACATATAATAACCAGTATGCTGACCCATAGCACCTGTAAATAAGTCCCAACTGAAATATAAGATTTATAAAGTGTCCACTAATTCCGAGGTTATTGCAAGAGCCCATACTCAGTGCACTTTCAAAAAAGTTTGAACCATATTTACACGTTTTGCTGCTATCTGGGAGAGTTGTAGATACATAATAAATATACGTAACCATACGCATTAATAAAAATACAAAAAAGTAAAAAATAATATACTGGTATTTTCCATTGATAATGAAAATAATGTAAAAAATAAACATAACAAATGAAATAAATAAATCACTTATAACGTCTAAATTTCGAACTATTGGTACGCTTTCCTGTATAATATCGGGGATTTTTACTTTGTTAATTTCTTTACCTTTTTCGTACGAATATTTGTTTACCTTTTTTTCTAGAAACCAACATATCATAAACAATACTAAAAGTGCACATACTATTTTAAAGTATATATTTTGTATCATTGTGAAATAGTATTCTTTATAATAATATTAGAATATAAAACAAACATAAAACAAATATAAAACAAATATGAATAGTATATCAATACAACTATAAAAATATAAAAATATAGAAATATAGAAAAAATGAAAAATGTTATTAGTTTTGATGTAGGTATGAAAAATTTGGCATATTGTTTATTCCAAGTGGGTGACAATGACACCAATGACACCAATGACACTAATAATTTAAAAGACTATAAAATACTACGATGGGAAGTTATAAATTTGTGTACACCTATTACTAGAAAATGCACGAAAGGAGATTTACAACCTTGTTGCGAAGTGGCAAAATACTGCAAAACATTCAAGACGAGCAAGGCTATGTCTAGTGCAGAAAATGAAAACGAAAACGAAAATGAAAACGAAAATGAAAATATGATTATTGATTACTATTGTACAAAACATGCAAAAAAGTGTAACTTAAAAATACCACCTAGTGAACTTGATATTAAAAAAATAAGAACGAAGAAGTTAGTCGATATCCAGAGCATTATTGATAAATATAATATTAAGCCTATTTTCGATAAATCTCACGAATCTCTTACATCTCATATGAATAAAGAAGCCATCGACCTCACTCTTCCCCCGGCGGTTGTGCCTTCAAAACGACAAAAAAACACAAAAGAACAAATGATAGAAATGATACAATCAGAACTAGATAAGAACTATCTGGAAAATATAGAAAATGTACGCGCAGACCAGATTGACTTAATCACTCTTGGTAAAAATATGATGACAGAGTTGGATAAATTTATATTCCCCTATACAAGTGGTGGAGATACAGTGCATAAAGAAGATGTAAAATTAATGGGAGGGCTGGGAGGGCTGGGAAAGCATAAGATAGATATTGTAATTATAGAGAATCAGATTAGCACAATTGCAAGTAGAATGAAAACACTACAAGGAATGATAGCGCAATACTTTATAATGAGAGGAACACCGTGTATAGAGTTTATTTCGGCTGCAAATAAATTAAAAATGTTTATGACTAAAAAGAAGACGACATATACAGAACGGAAGGTTGAAAGTGTAGAAGTCACAAAAGAGTTATTAGAAAAATTACCACAGTTTAAAAATTATAAAGGAAGTTTAGAGAAAAACAAGAAAAAAGACGATTTATCAGACTGTTTTTTGCAAGGAATCTACTATCTTACATTAAAAAATATGATAGACATCAACTTATACTTTGAAAACGAATTACAATGATTTATTTATAATTACAATTACAATATTACAATTATAAATATATTTATAATGCGCACAAACTTAAAATTAAAGTTCTAGGTTATAAATAATATGGCTGACGAAATAATTGATCTTGGAAACTTATCCGAACTTGATAATAGTTTTATAGGAGGTGGTAAAAGGGGTGGTGGTGGTGGTAGTGGGTCAAAGTCTGTAAACTTTGGCGGAGGTTTAGAGCTTTTGATGAACGATAAATTAAAATCAGGAAGTAAAAGCGGAGGAGGCGGAGGTGACGGTAATATTGATTTAGACGACTTGAACGAACTAGAGGATGA